TCTGCTTTCCCCACTGCCCCATTCGGAAGCGGCAGCATAGTCCATTACCATCGTGTCTGAATTTAATGTCTGCAAGTAAGGGATAGAATAGAGCAAGTAGTTCTCAAAACCGGTGGCACAAATCTTGGTTGGGTCTGCTGCCATGAGTCTTTTGGCTCTTGCCATTTCAACGTCTTTGAATAGCACTTGTGAGGACAGATACGATGTCGCTGCAATATCACCTGTCATCAGACCACCTTGGGCATACCACCACATTTGACCTGCTTGGAAAGCAATTGATTTTCCTGCAATGCACCCAACAGTTGGATAAAGCGTAGATTGGAAATTTTCAGTAGTGACCCATTGATCTCGATCAAGGATGCCTGATTTAAGCTGGAAGGTAGAACGGTCTGTAAAGACAATCAATCGGGTGGACGTATCTTGACCGACATAACTTGTCATGCCAGTAATCGGACGTGAAAAACTAAAGTCACCACGGGAAGTGCCAGTTGTACGTTCTTGGAATGAGGTTGGATCCCCTAAATCTGAGGCTAGCACGATATTCTTATCGGCAATCCACATTCTGTTTCCAGAGTATGCCATCCAGTATCCAACGGGGATCGTGGAAAGTTGAACACCTGCCTTATCAGCACCATCCCAGTACGAAGGGTATGAAATGCCGTCTTGGATCATTACAATTCGATGCGCTGGTGTAGCGAATTCTTGAGATCCAGTCGATAGGTTTGCTGAACGTGTGGCAAGTGCAAATACGAACTGATCAACGTCTGGTGACATCGCAATGTTTTTCAGCCGAAAATCTTCCCAGTTGCTTGGCTGGACTAGAGGAAATGGAGAGAAGTAGACGTTTCCGTTTACAGCAAAAACCATGTAAGACAACTCGCTTGCAACAACACCATTTCCATCCACGTCGAAGATTTTAGCTGGAGTTGTTGTAATTACCCCATCCCGATCTTGTGTGATAGCCGCTTCTTTTTGCTTGTTAGAGGAAAACAAAACACCACCTTGGAAGTTGCCAGCGGGAAGGGAGAGTTGCATTTTATGCCCCGGCCTTGTTTGCACGATACCTCCACGGACAGTTACATTAACCCCCCACTTGAATTGGTTCTCAGGCAGTGACCAAGGGTTGCGAACGGAATTTACTCCTTGAATCCATCCTGTTGAGACTTTTTTAAGTCTTCCTGATGTAATGTTTTCACTTTTCATTGCTAGAACATAACTGGATCAGTTCCATCACCATAGGTCAAATCATTAATTTGTGGTGGAACAAAAGCGTGACCATCTTGGTGTTCTTGCTGATTCTTCAGGTATGCCAAAGAAAAGCCCCAGTAACGCAATGCCTGTTCAGCAAAGTCCTTGTCCTCAAGATCACAAGCGTGAACAGCAGTGATGATTGCGCGTGTATGCTCAATCGGGATAAAGTCGTACCTTGAAGTGATAACTGGAGGTTTAATACGATAGGCAATTCTTGCCCACGCGCATGGTTTGCCAATGCGAATCCTTCGGTACTGCGGATTGACTTCTTGTGGGTGGTATTGACCAATCAATGTCAAATCGTTGCTGCGTCCGTAGTCCATTGCATACAAACTAACAAACCCATCCGTGATTGGCTTTTGAATATTAGCAACACTCTTGACCAAGGTTGGATCTTGAATGGCATCAACGAAGAACTTGCTGTCCGTGGAAAGTCCGCTTGTCAAAAATGAAATCCTACCAGTTGTACTAGTTAGGTTCTGAGATTGTGACTTGGTAGTGTAAAGCTCAAACTCATCGTTGTCGATGCGACGAACGAAGTATGTGGTTCCTGCTACAAGACCAGATGGAAGTACATCGCCAGAATTGGCTCGTACAGTCACTGATTGACCAGTGGTGTAAAGCGAAGCGTCAGCAACAATGCTTGTGGATGGGGATGCCGTGAATGTGCGTTGAATATCTAGGGACAACTGACCAGTGCCGGGGGTGGTAATCGGAACCAGAACTGATGCAGAATACACATTAACACTATCACCAATCACCCTAACTTGGTAGTCCGTTCCAGCAACCAAAGGAGAAGGTAGAACTCCGCTTGTAGAAAACTTCACAGTCTCATTTTCCTGCAAGTATTGCACGGAAGATGGCTGGATTAGATCGTTGTATGGAAGCGGAGAGACAGAGAATCGTTTCGCGTAGTACGATTGACCAGTTCCGAATGATGCCACATTAATTTGACCAGTTGTTCCACCAGCAATGGCATCTACCGAAGAGGTATATGCTCTAGCAACTGACGTAGACGATACATTTAGGAATGCTGGAGTTGCGCCATTGTCAATTGCTGGGCTAGTTGTAGGAAGTAGATAATCAGTTCCCCAATAAATCGTTTCTGGAGTTGTAAGATTAGTAAAATCTCCTAGCCAATTGTTTGTGAATGATACTCCAAACACGCGAGATAGAACAACATAGAATGTTCCAGTTGGAGATGATGTAATGTTGATCTTGCTAAAATCGGCATTCTTAACTGTAAAAACTCCAGTCGATGAATTCAATGGCGTTTCTGCTCTATATGAAATTCCAGAAAGCAATGGGGATGGAAGTGTGCCAGTCGAAGAGAATTGTACGAATACTCCAGTTGATGGGGTAATTGATACTGTCGGTGGAGTTGTGTAGCCAGTGCCACTTGTTACCACGTTAAGTGCAGTTACAACACCACCTGCAATGTTTGCTGTTGCAGTTGCTCCAGATCCACCGCCACCAGTTATTTCAACCTGCGGAGCATTTAAGTATCCAGAACCTCCAGAAATTTGAGTGAATCCAATAACAAACGATGTTTGAATGGTAGCATTTGCAACCGCTTGAGTGCCTGTTTTAAGTTTAACCTTTAATGTTCCAGTTGCAGGAGAAGAGAACGCTTCAATGGTTCCAGTTGCAGGTGTTGTTAAAACAGATGAAACAGTGTATGTGAATGTTGAACCAGATGCGGTTAATAGCGTTTTATTTCCATTGTATCCATCAGGATTAGCACCACTAATTGCAATAACCTGACCAGCAGTAAACCCATGTGCCGCAGATGTTGTGCCAGTTGCGGTTGTGGATACTCTGGTTAAAGTGGTGACTGAAACTGTTTGCCCGATTTCAGTAACAAGCTGATATGTAAATGATGTGGAACTTAATACAGTTACAACGAAATCTCCATTGTAAGCGGCTTGATCTGCTCCAGATATTGTGACTGAATCACCAGTTCTATAGCTATGAGTTCCAGATGTATTAACAGTAACTGTAATACCATTTGTAACCATTGATGTAATGTTAATTAATGGAGATACAGGAGGAGCGGAAATTGTTACAGAAGGTGCGGTTGTGTAGCCGAATCCGGGGTTATCGATCACAATCGATGACAACTGGTATGTAATAGAGTTACGAATAGCATACCCAGTCGCAGTACTAACGGAAATTGTACTTCCCAAAGGAGGTGCTGGAGGAGCGGAAAATGTTACTGTAGGATCGGCAGTGTACCCAGATCCTTGATCAGACAAGTTGACGGAGGTAACGCTTCCAACCACAATAGGAGTGAAGTTTGCTCCCGCTCCAGATGGTGACGCAATGGAAAGGCCCGGTGCGGTAATCTGGCTGGCTTCTCCTGCCACAGCAGATGCTGGAATTAGCTTAATAAGCGAAATCGTACCAACTCCAGCCGATGTGATCTTAATCGGATTTACAAAATTCGTAGGAGAAGATGCAAGTGCGTCCGCTTGTGTCGTGTGGATCGAAACTGCTTTTGTGTCTACAATGTTAACAAAGTAGTTTTGGTTTGCCAACAAAGGTTGAGGAAGCGTTCCCCCAGATGTGAAGACTTGCACCTGATCACCTTGGGTAAGCAAGTGATCTATGCTGAATGTCAACTTTGTCTCTGGAACGATTTCCTTTCGGATATCGACGTTGATTGGGTTTGTAGACCCAGTCGTGTGAACCTCGTTAACATTTGCTTGTGCGTCAGAGATCGAGCTAAAAACTTGCAGGTGCGTTGCGTCTAACAGATTTCCAAAATAGGTAACTCCAGAACGCAATCCAATAGGCAAAGTTTGCCCAGATGGAAATGTGATTGGATTTGCAGTCGTTATCTCAATAGTAGGAGCAGACGCGAATTGAAGAGCAGTCACGACAAATGAAGTCCTTGAATCAAGGAATTTCAATGGCCCTGCTCCTACTATACTTTGGAGGGAAAGTGGATAATTACCTGCCTGTGCGTTGAGGGAATCGTTGTAGATTTGAATGGTCAATGCATCCAGAACACCAATGTAATAGACCTGACCATTAGAAAGCGGTACTGGGATAGTGCCAGAAATCGCCGTAATAGCCATTCCTTGCCCAGAATCGAGCGTGTGAGGGGTTGCGGATGCAAACTTGCTAATCGGGGTTATGGCAACCTCACGGGTTCTAATAGTGGCATCGTCTGGAGCGATTGTTCCGTAAGCAAAGTCAGATTGCGAATGGATTGGGATGAGAAGACCATCAACTCCAGTTCCGTCTTTTAATTGGCTACGCAAATCTCGATTATTAGAATCAGTTCCAGTAAGACGAATGATCTTGCCTACGTCATTCTCGCTTTCAGCAATGGCAACCAACTGCGAGGGTTGGATGATTTGCATCAATGTCGCAACATAGCCTCGGTCATCCCATGCCCACTCAACACTGTTAAATTTACCACCTTTATTAACGTGATATTGGAATAGACGATTTCTGAAATAAACTGGGGAACCATCTACATTGACCGCAAGGGGAACGTCTATTCCACGGGGAAGTGCGATAGTACAACCATCCCAACCAGTGCAAACGTCCACGTCAGCAGTAGATTGCATCCAATGCCCAGACTCCATAAGGGTCTGAACGGCTTGCGTGATTTTGCGGTAAACTCTTTTCTCGTCAGTAGTTCCTAAAATCTCCGCACATTCCTCAAAGATTTGATCGACAAACATGACGATAAATTAGCGCATGGAACCCTCGGACGCAATAGAATTCAGAAAATCTTCTTCACTTGCCATTGCTGCATTTTCCGCTGCGGGAACTTGACCTTCAAGAGATTCAGTCATGGCTTTTTGACCCTCAACATCAGCGGCAAGAGCATCGATGATTCCTGCTAATTGCATGGCAATTCCGTGCAGTTCGTCGAACTTAGATTTGGCTACGGAGATGGTTACAGCACCTTCCTCTGCCATTGGAGAAGCAATTCCGCTCATATCTTCAGGAAGATCCATTCCCATTTCGGGTTCGGGCATTACTGCCTCAGTTGTTGGTTTTGCCATATAAATTAATCTTCCTCTTCCTCGCCACCGATTTCAATCTCGATTTTAGTTGTTGGTTTCTTTTCGGATTCTGCCTCCTCTAGACCCGAATCGATAGC